GATGTCTGATCGGGAAACTGAATCTGCTGAGTCTGAAGACTTATCTGACTGGCACTTGTAGCCTCAATTCCAGATCCATACTGTCGCGTTGACTGTTTGGTACTTGGAGCAGCCCTCGCTGCGTAAGATTTCCCTCGCTTACGGCGACTCCGCTTCCACGCGCGGCCAATCGTACGAGCAGCCCGCCCATAGCCAGCCCTATTGTTATAGATATGTTTAGCCATACCAGAAGCAAGTCGCAATCTTTTATTGTAACGATAAATGACAGGGGCACTACGAGCACCGTAAGCAACCAAAGACGACATAATTAAATTTATAAATTTAGCGGGTCCAAAAAAGAAGTGGATTAGTATATTATTACCTAATCCACTTCGTGCACACTGCACAAATCTCATAAAATCTCAAAATGACCTCAACCCGTTTTTGTTTCACAACCAACAATCCGACCCCCGCGGCGGAACAAGCGATCATCTCACTCCTCCAGTCCGATGGTGTCCGATACGGAATCTTCGGCCGAGAACGCGGAGCCAATGGAACTCCCCACCTCCAGGGATTCCTCATCTTCCATCAAAACCGACGATTCAACGCTGTCCGGGGACTCCTTCCTGGAAGCCACATTGAACGAGCTCGAGGAACGAGTGTACAGGCTCGAGACTATTGCAAAAAGGACGGCGACTTCACGGAGCACGGCGACTTTCCAGACACCCAGGGCCGCCGCAGCGACCTGGAGGAACTACTCGAATGGGCCACCGCCTTTGAATCGGAACACGGCCGGCCGCCGTCGTCCCCAGATGTGGCAGTCCACCATCCGCGAGCCTTCCTCAAGTATCCGCGCTTCTCCCGCCTCTGCGAACTTCGTGCCAAACCAATCGATCTCTTCGGTACGCAAGACCTTATCCTACGAGACTGGCAAACCGAGCTCGAGGAAGAGCTCACTCAAGCCGCCGACAACCGATCTATAATGTTCTATGTCGACGAAGACGGAGGTAAAGGCAAATCCTGGTTTATTCGTTACATGTTGACTAAACGTCCCGACGACGTTCAGTGCCTGTCTATTGGAAAACGTGACGATATCGCTTACATTGTTGATCCCCGTCGTTCGATCTTTCTTTTCAACGTTCCCCGTGACCAGATGGAGTTTCTCCAGTACTCGGTGCTGGAGAGTCTGAAGGATCAGATCCTTATTTCGACGAAATATATGGGGAAGACGAAGATGTGGAGTCGTTCCCCTCATGTAATTGTTTTTTCGAATGAACAACCTAACGAGCACAAGCTTTCGGCAGATAGATTGATAGTACGTAATATCTAATTCTAGGTTAATCAATAATAATAGGGGGTAGATGGATAGCGAGCACCGGTGTCGAAGAGAGGCAGCACAGCGAAAGGAAGAAGGGGGCCCGAGCACACACCCGAAGGATCTTAAGCCCCGTATGACTAATTAGTCGCACCCCTGAAATAGACCCTGTCGATAGAACTAATTCCGAAGGAACCATTTCCTGTATCATCCTCACTGATCCGCTGACACCAAGTCGCTACCATTAAAGGTTTTGTAGGTAACTGATCTCCTGGAGCATCGAACGACAACTTCTTCTTCTTAAACGAAAAGTATTTGTCCAACTTCCATAGCCAACGACCGTCCTTAAGGAAGCCACTAGTCTGAGCCTTACCGTCAAGGATCCGACGCTTATGACAGATAATGTGAAACCGATCGGGGTTAATGGGTTGACATACATTCAACATCGTCCATCCCGTCTCCGGATCGCTGGGGAAATCTCGACTGCGGCTCGTCTGGTCCGACACGTCACGGAAGAACCGCTGCGTCGGACCGAGCTGACTGTACTCTTTTTCTTGAATCAAAGCCCAATGCACCTCAACCGGATGATTATAGTTATTAGTAAGGTGGTAACAACACTTCACCCCACTCAATTTGATAGTCGAGCCCACACGTCCTCCCGATGTCTGATCGGGAAACTGAATCTGCTGAGTCTGAAGACTTATCTGACTGGCACTTGTAGCCTCAATTCCAGATCC